GTCAAGATAGAATTGCATATGGCAAACACTGAACAAATCAAGACATTAACAAAAGATGTTGAAGTATTAAAAGATACAATCAATATATTACGTAAGCATATTAACTTAACTGATGAAAGGGGTCAAGATGGCACTAAGTAGAAAGTATTATCAAGCAATAGCACAAGCAATAAAAGAAAGCACAATGAATAAGGACAAGGAGTATATGAAACCTATTATTAATAAGATGTCATTAGTGACAAAGTTATCATGTATATTTAAAAATGATAATAGTTTGTTCAGTAAGGATAAGTTTGTTGATGCTTGTTAATAGTTCGCGGATTGTGTAACAATAGCGCCTCAATTTATTTGGGGCGTTTTTGTTTGTAGTCCATTTCTTCCGAGTTGTAAAAGTAACCAAAATATTTATAAAAAGTACCACAATCGCAACCCTACCCTCGCGCAAGGCAGGGGGGGTGTCGGTGAAAATAACACTCGCATACATTCTAACCCTATTTTTCAAATTATGTAACAGACTTGTCCATTTCTCTTATCAAATGTAAAAAATATTTTGTAAAAAAATTTCAAAGTTGTCTTAGACTTTTCTTTATTATTAATTTCTTTTATAATATGGATATTATCTATAGATACTATCTCTAGTATATATCTCTATTATATAGATAAATATAATCAAATAAATGAATTATGCAAGACTTTTTTTTTAGTTAAATATTTATTATATTAGTTGGTAGTTATCTAAATAAACAATTAGAAAGAGAAAACAATGCCAATACAAGGAAAAGATGGAAAATATAGACCATTAGGCTACACAGGAGAGCCAATGAATAAAAGAGAATATGATAAGTACATGAATAGAAAAGCCCCTAAAGGGCCATCAGGAAAAAAAAGAAAATTACCTATTACAGATGCAAGACTTAGACAGTTAAGTCGCATGGGGGGTTCCAGTAAAATTAAGAAAAAATAAATGGATGTAAAACTAATAAAAGGTGAAGAGAATTATTTATATGACGATGATGTTGAGTTTCGCGCATTCAATCCTGATGTTGAGATTGTTGGTAATTGGAGAGTGGGTGTTGCTCGTGATTGGGTATATACTGATGATGGATATGTTCTTCAAATACTTAAACGTAGTGGTTTAAAGCATCCAGGATACAAATCTCCTCGTAATGTTGTTTTGACGGTTTGTGGTTCTTATATTGTTGAGCAGAAGACACATCAAATATTGGGAGATAGAGGCGTTGCAAAGAACATTTTTTCATTTTCGGGTAACTATGATGCCATTTATGAACGAGCAAAGGATAGAAAGCTAAACAACCGTGAATTTCTTTTCGCTCAATACGTTGCAGCAGGTGAGGGTACGATTTCAGCGTATAAAAAAGCGTATCCAAAGGCGAAAGATGAAAATTATATCAAACAAAAAACGAATGTTTTATTAAAAAAAGAGGAAGTTAGAACTATGGTTAAAGAAGAGGTTAAAAAAATATTAGCAGATGAAGGCGTTTCACCTGAATGGATTGTTCAAAAGTATAAAATGATTGCAGATTTGTCTGATAGAGACACAGATAAGCTTCGTTCGTTAGAAGCACTAGGTAAAATGTCTGGATTATTTGATACAGAGAAGAAACAAGAGCAATTAACAGTATTTCAAGGATTTACACCAGAACAAATGGAGGCTTTAAGTGGAAAAACACCAAATACAAAGCTCATTGCACACAAAGAAAAAGAACAAGACGAAGATTAAAGACCCTTGTCCTATTTGTGAGGAAGAATTGTATCATAATGAGCATTATTCTAAACGTGTAGGCTTATTTGACACAAATACTACTGAACATGACATAATTGGGTGGATGTGCCCTAGATGCAACAGTGAGTTTGATAATTTGGATAATATTATGTATATTTACGGCGAAGATTCAATGCAAGGAAACAGTTAATGGAAATAATTTACACAAATTCAGTCACAGGTGAAGACAGACAGGTTACCTCTTTATCCTCTTGTTATGTTAATCACACTCTATACCCTTCTTCATTTGTGACTGATAACTCTAATTTTGATATGTGGAGTAATAATGGCTAAATTTGGAAAAAGAAGTAAAGAAAGGTTAAGCACTTGTGATAATAAACTACAAAAAATATTTAACGAAGTTATCAAATATGTCGATTGTTCTGTTTTGGAAGGCCACAGAAGTGGTGAAAGACAAAACAAGCTTTATGATGAGGGAAAAACTAAGGTTCGGTACCCAAATGGCCGTCATAACTCTAATCCAAGTAGGGCTGTGGATGTTGCCCCTTATCCTATTGATTGGGATGATAGGGAACGCTTTCATTTATTTGCAGGCTTCGTGATTGGTATTGCTCAGTCTATGGGCATCAAACTACGTTGGGGTGGTGATTGGAATATGAACTTTGAGGTGGATGACAATAAATTTGATGATTTCCCTCATTTTGAATTAAGAAAGGAAGATTAATGAGTTTTATAGAAGAATTAATGGAAGGTAAAGGTACAGAAGAATTAGGAATTACATACGAAGAACCAAAAGCAGATGAAAATATTAATAAATTAATATCAGACAATGAGCTTAGTCCTGAAATACAAGAAGTTATACAATCAGCAATTTTTGGAGGAGTTGGTGGCCCAGAAGGTTCACTTAGAGGACTTACACAATTAATAAAAAGCAAAGGTGGTATAGAAACTTTAAAAAAGTTAATGCCTGATTCAAAAAATGTAGTAAAACTTATTAAAGATATGAATAAAAAAAGTATAAAAAACTTATCTAAACAAAAAAACGATGATGTTATTAATAAATTTTTAAGAAAAGAATTTATAGGACACACAAATGAAGGAAAAGCTGCTTTAAATAAAGCTCTTAAAGAAGGTTTTAAAGGTCAAAAAGCAATAGATAAAGCTTTTGTTAAAAGACCAAATGACACGTACTTTATAAAAGGAAATATTAATACTAATAAATATACTCTTGATATGAAAGGCAATAAAAGAAGATTAAAAAAATCTTTTGAAGGAAATGACAAAATGCTTCCAACAGGAGGAGACGGTGGAGAAACACCTTCAAATATTCTTCCAATACTTTCATTATTAGCAACTGCAGGTCTTGCAGGATATACAACAAACAAAATAAATGAAGAATATGATTTAAGTAGTAATATTGCAAAAATGTTAAGACCTGACCCTTCTATGCCAACTAAACAGCAAAATGATAAAGATATGAATTTAATGAAAATGTTAATGAGTCCAGAAACACAACTTAAATATTTAAAAAATACAGGGCAAGGTTACCCTGCTGATGAAGAAATGTTTTTAAGGTCTGAGACTGAAAATACCAATGAAATGTTATTAAAATTGTTAGGTCAATAATTGAAAGAAAGATGAATTATGGATAAGTGGGCATCGGAGATACCTGTAAAGGACGCAAGAAGTAGAGCAAAGTTTAAAGAAGGAGGCAAAACTCCTGCATGGCAACGTAAAGAAGGAAAAGACCCAAGTGGCGGTTTAAATCAAAAAGGTGTTGAATCATATAGAAGAGCTAACCCTGGCTCTAAATTAAAAACTGCTGTAACAACAAAACCCTCAAAATTAAAAAAAGGCAGCAAAGCTGCAAAAAGAAGAAAATCATTTTGTGCAAGAATGAAAGGTATGAGAAAAAGACAAAAACCCAGCAATAATACTGGTAAAGATAGATTGTCTTTGTCGTTAAAAAAGTGGAACTGCTAATATATGGCAAATTTAAATCTTAACGGTAATGTATCAAACAATGAAAAGGTTCTTGAAATGGCATATAAAGACCTTGTTGTATTTGGTAAATTATTCTCACCACAAGACTTTCTAGCATCAGCTACTCCTGATTTCCACAATACTGTCGGTAAAAAACTTTTAGATAGAGATAATCAACAATTGGCGCTTGTATTGCCTCGTGACCACGCAAAGTCAACCTTAGCTGCAACTGCGGTCTTACATCGGTTCTTATTTGCGAATAAAGAAAGCCCAGAATTTATCGCTTGGGTTGGCGAGGCGCAAGACCAGGCTATAGATAACCTTAATTGGATTTCTAACCACATATACTCTAATCCTGCAATACACTATTATTTCGGTGACTTGCAAGGTGATAAGTGGACTAAAAACGAAATAACATTAACAAATAATTGTAGGATGATTGCAAAGGGAGCAGCACAAAGACTGCGTGGTAAAAAGCAATTATCTACAAGATATACTGGAATTATACTTGATGACTTTGAATCTGAGTTAAATACTAAAACTCCTGAAGCTAGACAGCAAATAAAGAATTGGGTTACAGCTGCTGTATATCCTGCTATTGATTTTGATAAAGGTGGGTTTTTATGGTGTAATGGAACTATCGTGCATTATGATTCATTTTTGAATGGACTTGTAAAGAATCACAAAGAAGCAATGAATAATGGTTCAGAGTATTCCTGGGATTTAATTACATATAAAGCAATACTTGATGATGGTACTCCGTTATGGCCTTCAAGATGGCCTTTAAAGAAATTAGATGAAAGAAAACAGTTTTATATAGATTCTGGTACACCTTCTAAATTTTATCAAGAATATATGAATCAAGCTAAATCACCTGAAGACCAAATCTTTAGTGAAAGCGATATAGTTGATAATTTATATAGTGGTAGCATTAAATTTGACAATCAAAGAGATTCCTGGTATATAAAGTTAGAAGATGGAGGAATTGAGTATGTTAATATTTACATTGGTGTTGACCCTGCTTCAACTCTTAGTAGGCGTAATGATTATAGTGTTATTATGGTTATTGGCGTTACCGCTGACTATGATTATTATATTATTGAGTATTGGAGACAAAGAGTATTACCCATGGACTGTGCAGATGAGATATTTAAAATTGCTGAACGATACAAACCAATTAAAAGAATAAATATTGAGACTATATCATATCAGGAGATGTTAAGAGATTATATACATAAAAGAAGTAAAAAAGAAGGAAAGTTTCTTCCTGGTATAGAACAAGGTATAAAAGGCTATGGTAATCAAAAAAAGAAAGACAGATTATTTGAAGGTCTACAACCTATGTTTAAAGCAGGTGCTGTACATCTTAAGAAAGATATGCATGAATTTATTGGTGAATTATTAGATTTTCCTAAAGGAAGTCACGATGATACTATTGATGCATTTTGGTTGTCAACACAATTTGCTAAAGGCAGTAAATCAGCCAGTAAAGTTAAAAAAATTAAAAACAATAAAGAAGAGTGGGAAAAGCCAAAAAAGACCTACAATTGGATTACAGGGGCAAGGGGTTGATTATTATAATAAATATGTTATATATTACGCAACATGATTAAATCCGATAATAAAGCAACTTACGTTAAAGAACTTTGGAATAGATGGTCAGATGCTCGTAAAGAGTGGGAAGACCATGCTCGCGAAGATATTGATTTTTATTTAGGTAATCATTTTACAGAAGATGAGGCTGATGCTCTTGCTGAAAGAAATCAATCAAATATACCATTAGATAGAATATATTCAGCTATTGAGCAGTTTAAAGCTATTATAACATCTAAACCTCCAAAGTTTTCTGCAATGCCAAGAGAAGATTCTGATAGTGATTTAGCAGCTGTTTGGAGAACTATCATGGATTATATATGGAACATATCAGATGGTAATGAAGTATTTAAACAAACAATACACGATTATGCTGTTACAGGTTTAGGATATTTTTATGCATATGTAGACAGAGAAGCTGATTATGGTAGAGGAGAAGTTAAATTTACATATGTTGACCCATTTAGAGTTGTAGTTGACCCAAATGCGCGAAGTAAGTATTTTGATGATTCTACAGGAATGATGTTATCTACAATATTTACAAAATTTCAATTACTAGATTTATATCCACAGTTATCAGAAGAACAAGAAGATGGTAAGCTTTTAATTGACCTTGTTGAATCATATTATGAGGATGATACTTATCCATCACCAACTAACAAAAGAACAGTAGGGACATTTACACCTGATTATATAAAAGATAAAGATACAGGTGAAGGTTCACAAAAATATCAATTAATAGAATATTTTTCAAAAGTTAAAGTTCCTTATTATAGAATAATGGATGTTCAATCTGGTGAAGAAAGAATATTAGATACAAAAAATATGGAAAAGTTTTTAGCTGATGATAAAATTGCCAAAGCTTTAGAAAATGGATTAATTGATGTTGTAGAAGTTCAACAAACAAGAATTAAATTAACATGTACATTAGGTCAAATAGTTTTATATGAATATATACTAAATACTGATAAATATCCTATTGTACCTGTACCAAACATTTGGACTAACACACCATATCCAATGAGTGATGTTAGGAAAAATAAAGATTTTCAAAGATTTTTAAATAAAACAATGTCTTTAATTACATCTCATGCGCAAGCATCATCTGGATTAAAGTTACTTATACCACAAGGAAGTGTTGATGATATTGAGGAATTAGAAAGAAGTTGGGCTAATCCAAATGCAACAATTGAATATGACCCATCTTTTGGCGCTCCTCATTTTCCATCACCACAACCTTTGTCAAACTCAGTTATGCAATTACCTTCTTTAATTGAAAAGTATATTGATTTGAATATGGGTATATTTGAAATGATGCAAGGCAACAGTGCTGTTGCACCAAATACATCTTCAGCTACAATGATGTTAGAAGATTTTGGACAAAGACGTAGTAAATCTAAATTAAGAGACATTGAAGGTTCACTTAGAAGACTTGGACAAGTAATATATAATTTAGCTAAAGAACATTATACGTATAAAAAAGCATTTAGAGTAGTTCAGCCTAATAATGATATGAGCGAATATATGGTAAATGTTTATAATGATAAATCACAAGCCATAAACGAAATGATTAATGATTTAACTATTGGTCAATATGATATTAATGTTATTGGTAATTCTACAATGCCATCAAATAAATGGGGTGAATGGTCAATATATATGGAAGCATATCAAGCTGGACTTATTGATAGAACAGAAGCTTTAATGAAAACAGAAATTTTTGATAAAGAAGGTGTTCTTAAAAGAATGGATTCTGTTGCACAATTACAGGGTCAATTACAGCAAGCACAAGAAGCAGTAAAGAATTTACAAGGTGATTTACAAACAGCTCACAGAGAGTCAATCTCAGCTAGAAAACGTAGCGAAGTAGAGAAATTTAAAACTGAGCTTAAATCACAAGAATCACAATCCAAATCAGCTAATAGTATAGCTGTTGGAAAATTAGAACAGGCAGTTAAACTCGAAGCAGAGAAGTTACGTTTACGTGGCCAAGCTCAGGAAAAGCTAGAGAGATTGCAAAAAAAAGGAGAGTAAATGGATAACGCATTAGAAAATAACAATCTTGAAGAAGGTCAAGTTACTGATAATGTAGGGCAAGATGAAGCAACTCAGCAGCAAGAATCTGGAAGTGATTGGGAATCACAAGCTAAATATTTTCAATCAGAAAAAGATAAATTACAAGCTGAAAACCAAAAGTTA